TTTCCTAATTTAAATAACAAAACTGTAAAAGACATCTTTGATAGCGGATATTTTAATAAGATAGAATCTACATGGAATACAAAATCTTGTTTAAAAGAATGCTCTAAACAATGTGGTAAATTTGATAAATTAGGAGCACAGTTTGAAAGTTGATATAGAAGATGTTCTGTTTTGGATGGACGCAATTCGAAACAGCGAAGATCGTTATCGCACACTCGAAAGTTTTTGGAAGGGACAAGTTCGTAGTAAGATTTGGCTTGTTGAAGAACTTGAAAAAACTTTGCCTAAATATCATAAAGAAAGAACAATAGCAATATACGGAGGGTGGAACGGAGTATTATCTAGCATATTGTTTAACAGTAAAATAAACATTGAACATATTACTAGTATAGATATAGATCCTATGTGCGAAGAAATAGCACGTACAGTAAATAAACGTCAAGAAATTGAAGGTAAATTTAAAGCGGTTACTGCTGATATGGTAGATTATGTAGTGCCTGCAAATATTGTTATTAATACAAGTTGTGAACATATTACACAAGAGCAGTATGAGCAATGGTTACATAATCAGCCAGACGATACATTATGTGTTGTACAAAGCAATAATTACTTTAAACTAGAAGAACATATACGCTGTGCGACAGACATAGACGATTTTATGCGTATGAGTAAAATTAAACCTTTTTTCAGAGGAACTCAAGAACATCCTAAGTATAAACGTTTTATGATTATAGGAAAGAAATAGTGTTTGAATTTACAAAATTAAAACAATTACATTTAGAAATTACAAATAATTGTCAAGCATCATGTCCAATGTGTTCAAGAAATAATCATGGATTACTTAATCCTAACGTATCTTCAAACTTAAATAGTTGGTCCATTGACGATTACAAAAAAATAATTTCTTTAGAAGTTCTAAATCAAGTTCCTATGATTTATTTTTGTGGAAATTATGGCGATCCATTATTAAATAATGATCTTATTGAAATGATAGAATACTCTGTAAACGCTAATCCAAATATTGAAATAAGAATACACACAAATGGTAGTTTGCGTAGTCAAGACTGGTGGAAGCGGTTAGCTCAAGTAATGCCAAAACAACATACTGTAGTTTTTGCTTTAGATGGATTAGAAGATACACAAGCAATATATAGGATAGGTACTAACTATAATAAAATTATAGAAAATGCAAAAAGTTTTATTTCGGCTGGTGGTCGAGCGAATTGGACATTTATTCGATTCAAGCACAACGAACATCAAGTAGAAGAAGCACAACAACGTGCAATAGATCTTGGATTTGAACAATTTGTATTAAAAGATAGTTCTCGCTGGTTAATGGAACCAAAGTTTCCTGTTTACGGACAAAATGAAAAAGTAATATATAATTTAGAACCTAGTCAGTATTCAGAAATAAAAATAATAGATAACAATATAATTAACAATTATGAAACACTATTTGAAGGTGTAGAAATTGATTGTCATGCAAAGCACACTAGAGAAGCATATATTGATGCATTTGGAAATGTTTTTCCTTGTTGTTGGATTGGAGCTATTCCGTATCATCATCCAGAAAGGCATCAGTCTGTAAAACAGATTAGAAAAAAGATATTAAATCAATACAATGACCTAATAACTTCCTTCGGCGGCATAGACAAGTTAAACGCAATGCAACATTCTGTAAAAGATATTATTAATTCAAATAATTATCAAAGTCTTTGGAACTTATATTGGAAAGAAAATAAACTCTTAATGTGTACTAGAATTTGTGGGAAAAAGAAAGATTTATTTTCAACCCCTAACGATCAATTTATACAAACGAAAAGTTTAAACAATGACTAAGACTTTTTGTCCCTTACCATGGATACATTTAGCAACTCGTCCTAACGGTGACGTGAGAGTATGCTGTACTGCTAACGCCAGCGGTGCAGGAGTAACGGATGATAAAGAAGCAGGCCTTGTAAAACAAGATGGTATTAATATGAATTTACGAGAACATACTATAGAAGAAGTATGGAATAGCGAGCATATGCGTAATACCCGACTACAAATGTTAAATGGCATTGTCCCTGAAAGTTGTCGTAAATGCTTTGCAGAAGAATATGCTGGTATTGTAAGTAAAAGGCAATGGGAAACCGAAGTTTGGAAAGAACGATTAGATGTTGATAGTATTGTAGCAGAAACAGATGCAGACGGATATTTACCAGTAAATATTCCTTATTTTGATTTACGCTTAGGTAATATGTGTAACCTAAAATGTACAATGTGTAGTCCGCACGATAGTTCAAGTTGGATTAAAGATTGGAAATTAATATACCCTAAAATAAAAAATAAAGATTTGAAAACAGATCAAGTATGGGATAGTAGTTTTGATTATACATGGTATAAAAAAAGCAGTTTTCTAAATTCTGTAAAGGAACAAACTAGCAATATAAAAGAATTATATTTTGCTGGCGGAGAGCCGTTAATGATTCCTGAACATAGCCATATATTAAATGCTCTAGTAGAAAGTAAAGATGCTAAAAATATTATTTTACGTTATAATTCAAACGGTATGTATATAGATCAAAAAATGCTAGATGTTTGGAGAAATTTTAAACAAGTAAAATATAATTTTAGTATTGATGCAATTGGAGAACGTAACGATTATATTAGATATCCTAGCAAATGGAATGATATAGAAAATAAATTAAGATTTATCACAGAAAATAAAACAGACAACATATTTGTAAATGTTGCATGTGCTGTACAAGTGTTAAATGTTCATCATTTAGTTGATATGGCAGAATATTTGATAGATAAAGATTATAACATAAATGTTGAAACACCTATTATGGGTACACACTTAGTTTACTTTCCTAGTTATATGAATGTACGTGTATTGCCGCATGAGAAAAAACTTATAGTAAAAGAACGCATAGAACAATTTATAGATAAAATAACAGACGAAAAATTTGTTAATCATCCTTACGGTAAACAGCGTTGGCAAGGACTTATTAATTATATGATGGCAGAAGATTGGAGTCATAAAATGCCAATGCTAACAGAATACTTAGAATTGTTAGACAAGCAACGTGGAACAGACTTTAGAAAGACATTTCCTGAATTATGAAAATTGTAAGTACACAAGACAAGCACGTTTTAGAAATTACATACTGGCCTACAGACATATGTAACTTCAATTGTGATTATTGTTTTCCAGGAAGTACTCCGGGCATTAATAGATATCCTAAAGACTTAGAAGTTACACTTGATCAGTTTAACAAGTTGTTTGAATCCTATAGAGCAAAAGGAAAAACTAAATTTAACATTTCAATTGCCGGAGGCGGCGAGCCTACGATTTGGCCTGAGTTAGGAGAATTTTGTAAACGTATAAGAGATCTTGCAGATGTTGAATTACAGATAGTCTCAAATGCTAGTAGAACATTGCGTTGGTGGACCGAATACAGACAATATATTGATTCTGTTGCTTTAAGTTTACATCATAAAGAAGTAGATATTAATCACTTTATACAAGTTTGTGATTTATTATACGAGGCAGAGGTCGAAGTTACTGCACAAGTGTTAATGGACCCGCATCACTGGAACAAATGCATGAGCTTGTTAGATAAATTATATTCTAGTAAACACGAATGGTATATACAATTAAAAGAAGTTATCGGACATGGGAAATATACTAGTGAACAAATGGTATTTTTAGAAACATCATTAAAAAGATTAGAACCATCAGATCGCATATTAAAAAATCTTGACAAGTATAACTTAATCAAAAGTGTGCAGATTGATGACAATGATGAAGTTTTTACTTCTAAAATGAATACTTATATTCTACACAATACAAATAAGTTTAAAGGATGGACTTGTAGTTTTCCAACAGAACGCATTGCAGTAGATACAGTTGGCAATATAAAAGGTTCTTGCGGAGTTGCAATTACAGGCGATACAGTTGTATGCCCACTAAAGAGTTGTGATTGTGCGCCTGATACGCATGTTACGAAGTCGCAATTTTAGTAAGTGGGATATCAGCAGCACATGTACACCATTTACGGGTACATGCTATAGGTTCTGCGGGCACTTCAAAACTGTTGTCGTAAATGTTACCTAAACTACCGCCTACACGACAAGTAGCACGATGTACTTCACCGTCCCAATTAATCATAAGACTTTCTAACCCTGCACTACAAGTCCAACCTTCGAATTGATTCCATCTATGTTTTATAATATCGTTAGCATGTAATTTAAATTCGTTATCAACAACACAATTTGCCTTAACAGTTGCGGTTTTACTAAGTATCCACTCTAGATCTTTTTCTTTATATCGCATGTCGTCAAAGTAATCCCTATCATCACCACTCGTCCAGCGTATGCGTCTGCACACATAAGGAACGTGATGTCCTTCTAGTAAGTTTGCTGCTTCCCTGACTGCATCCATGTGTTCGTGATGACACATTAAGTTTACTTGAAATTGAGTATCTTTACCCTCCATATATAGTAATTGACTATACCTTAAAACATTTTCAGCGGCTCTAAGGTAATGCTCATTGTCAAAGTGTAAACTAAAGACCCACTGATCTACTGGTTGTTTTATATACCATTCTGCAGGACGTAGTGCATTCGTTGTTACACTCAACCATTGTAGTCTTGCATTAGCACATTCTAATATGTCGTTAATTTTAGGATGCACAGTAGGTTCACCGCCAGTTAAACTTAAACGTATAGGTTTGTTTATTTTTTCTAATTCGT